GCACCCAAAGTTGAGACGTTACCCGCTGTCAAAACAGTCTGAAGCGTTCCACTTCCACCACCGCCACTGCTAATCGGGTTGCCTGCTAAGTCAAGGTAAGCCGATGCCTCTACAGGGTCTTCAAAGCGGTTAGAAGCGCCTTGTTTGTACTGATCAACAGCACTGTAAAAATCACAGCCCACCAAAGCCAATTTAAAGGCGCTGGAGACGTTATTTATTGTTGGACGGGTATTGCTAGGGGTGTAGCTGTTTAAGCCAGCCCAACCGCATCCTTGGAATGTGATGGGGAAAGCAAAAGCAGAATTAGATGCACCCAAATAAACTTGTTGTTGGGGGTAACTTGTGTTCAATACAACAAAACTGCAAGCACTGACCACACCCGTTAAGCCTGGTCGTGACACGTTTTGCTGAATAACCAATTGACCAGAGCCACCATTGGCTTCAAAGTAAACACCTTGAATGTTAAAAGCGGAGGCCGATTGTTGGGCAATATTTCCACCACAGTTCAAAAGGGTCAAACCCCATTTGTCGCTAGAAAGGTCAGTTCCTGAACCATTGGACTCAATTGAGCCACCAATGTAGTTAAACGTTCCCGCACCGATAACCTTACCGCCAAACGCTGTGTTGTTTCCAACGGTACAACTTGCCATGTAAATGGCATTTGGCTCAGACACAAAACCTAAAGCCGCATTTGCTTCAAAGTAAAAACCGCCATAGTTAAAGCGAATTTCCATGTCTGAGAAAGTTGAGGACAGAACGTTAATTCCATACAAACCAATCGACCAACCCGCAATGTAAACATTGTTGACAGTGACAAAAGCAATGTCTTGGAAAACCATGCCTTGAACGTCAAGGTTAGGGCCGTACAGAGAGAAGCTGTCAAACTCGCAATATCCCGCAGGGTTTGGATCGTAGCCAACAACTTGAATGCCCCTAAAGTTACCTGTCTGGACAATACTGGTTGCCGCCATACCATCACCGCGCATTGAGGGACGCTTGATGGGGTCTGCGCCTGAATTCATTGTGAATGTCAGAACGTTGGAAATCTTGTAATTGCCCGCAGGCAAGTAAACACACCCACCATTGGTTTGGGCGTAATTGATAGCCGCTTGGATAGCCGCGGTGTCATCAGACGTTCCCGATCCCGTAGCGCCAAAGTCTCTGACGCTTACCAAGTCTTGTAATTTGTTGTGGACAGTCTTGCCCACCGCACCCGCCAAAACACCTGAAGCATTGGATTGTTTAAATCCAACCAAAGCATCACCTTGGGCAACGTTACTGGTGTTTGCCAAAAGGGTTAAAAGATTAGACGAGTCATTACCGCCAGTAATATTGTCGTAAGTGCCAATCAAGACCATGCTTGAGTCATAAAGGGCAAACTTATACCCAACACCTTGAGTCAGCCAAATCTCAAACGGCACTCGTCCCGCGGCATCTAAAGTGATGGGGTTTGAGTTAGCAGTTAGACCCGTGACAGAGGTGAAAGTAGCAGTCGGAGTAGATGTTCCTGCTGTGTAGGAATAAAGAAATCCACCACCCAGAGGCAAACCTTCATCCGAGAAGAACTGAGCGCCAGCGCCACCAAAAAGCGATAAATTGACCGTCATTTTTATTCCTTAATTTATACAAAACCGCCCGTAAGTATCCAACCCGCGTCTTTAGCCTTGTTGACCAGAAGCGCATCAGGATACCTTGCCACTTGAAGGGGACTCATGTTTGTGCGTTTTAGTGTTGCTTTTGCTTGTGCGGCATAGCCGTTGATCATTGTAATTTGCGTTGTTGACATCTTGCCGTACATGGGCATCAGTCTCTCAGCCAAACACCATCTCAGACACATTGAATAACCTTGTGGGAGGGAAATGTCCTCATACATGGATTCATATCTGCTGAACAAAGTATTGGCAAACAAGTGCATTTCGCCTTGTGAGGGGCTTGGCCAGATAAATAGATTTCCAGAATCTGAGCCTGGGTTAAAGTAAACCGCTTTTGGCCACGGGCCGTTCAGCGTCTTTAAACCAATCATTTCGTAATCTTGCAGGGCAAGAATTGACATTGGGTAATCTAATCCACCGCCTGTGATGGGCTGACCATTGGATGTGGTGTTGATTCGTACAAAGGCAGAATCAATGTTCAAAGGCTTTTGGTAGTAAGCCGTGATAGTTGTTGATGGGACGTTTTGACTAATGTTGAGTTGGTATGTTCCAACTTCGTTAATATTACCGCCCGCACCCGTCAAAAACTGTGTGATCTTAGTGCCAGGCGTGATGTTTGTGCCTTTTAGCGTCTGTCCTTGAGCCAACGCACCCGACAAAATACCCGTCACGGTTAGGATGTTTCCTGAGATTGAGCCTGTAAAAGACGCACCAATAAAGTTAAGAGTCGAGGGATTAGGGCCAATCGTGTATTGGGTTTGTCCCGCAATAACAGGGCAAATGATCTCTGTGACATTGAAAACCATCATGTTTTCGTTTGACCATTGGTCAATCATGTCGTTGAGCATCTCAAAGGCATCTTGAGCCGCGTCTGCGGATGGAGTCTCACCCGCCTCTAATGCACCAATGTCCTTTAATGCTCGGCTAACAATATCTAAAGGCACTGTCATGGTGTTTCCTTACAATTTCACTGAAAAGGTCTGAGGTTGCCAAGGAGGAGGCGTAAATTGGCTTTTGCTCAGAGAATCTAATTGTTCTTTGAGCCTAGATTTTATGATGCAATTGCCATCTCGCATAGTCTCTTTTTCAATCCATCCAACAATCATTTCCTCTGTCACCTGGTCAAAAGAAACGGTCAGCTTTGGATCACCAAATGTCCAATAACCCTCTGTTTCAACAGACAGGTCATCTTCTTTTGCGGTCACATGGTATTTGGCACAAAGAATCAAGCCATCTTTAGCTTGAGTCTCTGTGATTAACCATTGACAGATCATGCTGACCAAGGCAGTGGAGGAGTCACCACTGGCGGGTTGATTTGGTTTTGGATTTGTTGCTCAACAGCGGCTTCAGTGGCAGTTTGGTCAACGCCAGAAGCCCATATCCAGCCAAGCACTTGCGCTTGAGTTAAATCAGCGTAAGCCGTATAAGGTGAGCCTGCCGTGTATGTAACAGAACAAGTTGAATAAACAGATGCGTTATATGTTCCATCTGTGCCATTACATTGCCAATGCACATTAAAAACAACATCTGTTTCGCCCTCAGTTTGAGGGTAACAATCCATTTGAGATACGTTCCAAACTATTTCTGTGGTCATGTTTATGCTCCTTTAAAACCATGATTTGCAAATTTTCCATGAAATGTCTCACGGGCTAATTGCACAAATTCTGAGGCAAGTTCTTTTGATTCAAAAGTGCCAAGATGTTTTGTTTTACCCATTACCTTAATTCTGGCAATCCATTTTTGACAGACTTTGCTCCAAACAACACCTTTAACACCAGAAGTATTATGGGCATACATTCCTGAATTACGCTGATTTTCTGCTTTAGTTGCCGCCCTAAGATTGCTAATGTCGTTATTCATTGGGTTGCAATCTGCGTGGTCAACAATTTCTGGCAAATAACCATAATGCATTAAAAATATAATTCTTGCTAAAGCATGATGCTTTTTGTTTATGCCAACAGTAACATGATGACCAGACCAACATCCTGCTCGATTTCCTGCGTGTTTAGGATTCCATTGTTTAAATGCCAAATCACTATTGAAATCAGACCGAGGGCGTTCTTTCCAATACAAAGCACCATCCCTGTACTCAAACAGTCTGTGCGCTTCATCTTGTGTCAAGGTCATGATATTTTCCTTTTAAAGATTAGCGGCATCAAGTCGTGCCTTGAGTAAAGTTTTTTGCTTAAACATATTAAGCAACCATCAAAACGCCAGCAAGAACATACAAATCACCACTTGCTAGACCTGTGGCTGATGTAGGAAGATTTTGAATGTTTACTCGTAATGTTGAAGTTGCGTTATTCCATTTAACTGTTAGTCCGTTTGTTGCAGAAGTAACACCCGCTTGAATTAAGTTTCTGTCTGCCCCATTTGGAACAATGACTGAAAGTTTTGCAAACTCCGTTGTAGTTCCAACAAGCAAACTACCACCCTCTGTGAGGGTCATCGCCTGAGTAAGACTTTGAGATGCCCCTGCACCAGATGAATTACTTACTGTTGATACATAGAAAGCGTGTGTTCCTTGGTACTGACGATAGCGAGTTGCGTATCCATTAGCAATAAACTTGTCAGCCGCACCCGAATCAATATATGAATTCTGACCTAAAAAGATTCGGTCATCGTTGTAATTAAAAATAGCCCCGCCACCATTTTGAATTGCTTGGGCATCACTTCTCCAAGCACTCGGAGTAACTCCCAAGCCTAGATTGCCTGCGCTACTAAATTTTGCAACAGCCGTTCCTGCGGTTGGGTTTGAACCTTGTGAAGTACCAACCTTGATTATGAAGTCGCCATAAGATTCGACATTGGCGCACAAATACCAATTCCTTGCATTTGTATCTGTAGAGTTTGCGTAGAAAGCCGCACCACCAGCATTTCCAACGCCCGTTGGTGCTCTAAAGATAGCCGCAGGGATACCATCTGAGGCAGATGGGCTAATTACATCTAGCCTAGCCGCAGGCGAACTTGTGCCAATACCCACATTGATTCCACTAGCCGTATAAAGGCTTGTGGATGTGAGGCGCATTACCTCAGTAGATTCTTGTTGAAAAATCAGGTTAGGGCTTGTTCCGCTTGTCCTTGATACATTGATTACGCCGTCTGTTCCTGAAGTTCCTATAACAACTCGCTGAGCAGCGGCAGTTCCGTTAATTGCAATTAAAGAACCACCCGATGCGCTTGCGCCAATCAATATAG